CTTCCGCCAGCCTCTGCGCCTGTTCGTGCATTGAGGCAATGCCGACAGGGGCTAATTCATAATCAGGAGAGGCTTCGGAAAGAGATTGGATTCCATTAGAAAGACGCTGGTAAGTAGGTTGGACCGCCATTATGAAAGCTCCAGAACACTTGCAAAAACGTAGATTTTTGAAGCTACGTCGCAGTTAAATATGAGCGTATCACTGGTTTCCAGTACAAAGGGTCCAGAGAGAGACGTTTGCACGACAGTTGTGAGGCTGATCTTTTCCAGTGTAACCGTCACGGAAGCTGAACTGTCGGTTATCTTAGGGTATATAACTATAGTTCCACTATGGGAATTATACAAGTTAATGTTCTTTATGATGGCCTCAGTAGCCGCAGGACAGGTGTAGATTGTAACGTCCCCTGTGGCCCCGACCAGACTTCCTATATTCTTATAGGCTGATGCCATAATTTAATCCATAAACCAGCTTATACCATTAGTGTCATCCTTTCCGCTTACAACGGCTGGTAAGTCCGTTTTCGTCAGCGCCATTTCCAGGTCACGCAGTATGCGGGTGAATATGTCCGCGTCGTACTGATCAGGGGCCATGGGCATACTGTGATCGAGTAAGCGGGCCATTACCTTCTCCCGTCCGGGCGGACATCCAGCCTTAGATCACCCAGCGTCCAGCCCAGATCAGTCGTCGCGCTTTCGACGCGCCAAACAGCCTGACGGGCGCGGGCTCTTAAAAAAGACTGCTGGGTAGTAGGGGTAACGGTATTCGTTGAATTGGTCGTATAGCTGTCCCCCGGAAAATTCCTTGTTTTGAGTATGTAATCTACTGAACCGGATGAATCGACGCTCGTATCCGTGATGGAAATATCGGGTATAAGGCGGCTTAAAAACATGAAGTGATCCCCGTCCGGAGACAAATCAAAGTCCGAGGACTGAATAAAGGAACCCATGGCTGCACCGTCGGCGTCGTTTCCGTTTTCATGCACGTAGACATAATTTACACTGTCGGAGATCCCGGAGCCTCTGGGATTATCGTGGATGCCGGAATCCACCCAAGCTGTTCTGGATAAGGATCCTATATCCCATGTATTTTCAGTAAAGTTAAACTTAACGTAGCGGTCTATTTCCGTAGCCCCCGAAGAAACATAGAACCAGAAAACCTCGTCGAACGTCTTGTTGGGAGCCGCGAAGAATTTAAAGCTCTGTTCCAGATTAACGTCGTCAAAAAGGTAACGAAGGACGGTACAAGGGACAACCTGAACCCGTCCGGTGTAAGCGTAGAAGTTTTCCCGGTCGATCCAGAAAACCTTGTCCCCCACGGTTGTGACAGCATTTGGACCTAAAATAGACACATTATTTGCAAGCATACTGATGCTGAACACAAAAGGAGGGCCGGTAAAGCGCATGGCATAAAGGGATGTATCGGTCCATATCAGCATTTCCTGCCGCGTTTTCTGCGCTGCAACAATCTCCGACCCGCTGGAAATACGGGAGCTTCCCGCTGTATTAGTCGCTGTCGGGGTCCAATCGAACGGGCTTTCCTGATCCGACCAACGCACCATCAAAAGGTCCTGAACGGTATCTCCCAGAGGGTTGCAGCCAAAACAAACCAGATGCCTGTCGGCCCCTGACACCATGATGCGCCGCGTTATGGTAGGAGCATCCGAAGCGCCTGTCTGAGACGCAAGATCCGTAGCTCTTGCCCCAAGGCCCAGTCTCTTTTCCCAATAGTAAGGAGTTCCATCAAAAACGGCAAAGGCGAGATCTTGGCCCCAGTTATCCTGAGACCAGAGCCGGATATTTCCACCGGTAGTAGCCGCTATGGCTGAAGCCTTACCCCACCCAACAAAATCATTAGCCTCCGCGACATTTACACCACTGCTGTGGCCTGCCGCTAGCGTACCTCTGACACCGCGCACGACACCTGTATCCAGGGTCTGGGAGGTTTTCCCCGTATACTGGATGAGTTCATCTTCAATACGAATTAATCCCACAAAAGTTGCGGCATCTCCGTTGGTATGGGAGGCAATGGTGGTGCCGTCTGTTTCCCGCGTCAGATCACCTAATATATTACTGGCGTTGTTTCCGTATCGGATGTTTTCGCTGTTGATTTTGACCGTTCCCTTGTCAGGGAAACCGGAAGAATCTGCAAGGGGGATAGACGTACTGGCTATGGTAAGATTTGCAGTGATGGTTGTAGCCGATGTTTCAAAATCAGCGGCACTTGTGAGAATGATAGAGGTAACGGAATCATTAACCGTGGTATTAAGGGTCGTGAGGGAATAAGAAGAAGTCGCACCACCCCATAGACCGGCACCAAATCCCGTACCTGAAATCACAGTCCCTAACCCGGTATTGATCTGATACGCCGCCGAAACAGCCGATCCACCACCCGCCGTAGATCCTGATGACGCACTCCCCGCTGTTGTAATCGTGTAACTATTGGGGGTGACAACGTTTATTTCAAATTCGGTATTGAGTTGTGCAGCCGTAATGCCGTCAAACAGAGTGGCCCCTGAAAATGTTACAAAGTCACCGTCTACGGCCCCATGAGAAGCGGCGGTTACCGTTACAACTGCACTTGATGCGGCCCCAGTGGTAAAAGGGTCGGTCCCCAGTGTAACTGTAGAGCGAATAGGGGTGATATCATTATAGCCCCCTCCCTCTTCAACGTAGAATTTCGATTCTGTCCCAACGCCCATGTACTTGGACGCATCAAGGGCTGCCCATGTATGCAGGGAACGCCCTATCCCCTGTATAAGGTTACTACTCAGGCGCGACCAGCCGCCCATCTTTTCGGGATGACCTTTTCTAAACCTGATTAAATCAGAATCAAACCACCCGTTCTCATTTGCGTAAGCAGTTATTTCTTTATTAATCCCCGGTCTGAACTGTATTTTCGACAGAGGCACTTAACTACTCTCCTAGTTCAGGCCAGTCATACAGTACACCACTTTTAATTTTACCCTCTTCCCAAACTACAAAAAGAGCGGCAACTGCATCAGTATCAGTAGCATTGTCAATAGCATTTTCCATCTCCGTAGCTTTGGCACGGATTGCATCGCGCCATGTTTGAATGTTTGAAGGGATCGCTGTTCCCTTGTCGGCCTTACGGATTATAGCCCAATCCGTCTGGTTTAAAAGAGATCCTTGCTGATCTTTAACTACGTTCTTCAGGGTAGATTTAAGCCCAAGAACATCTCCGCTGTCCTCAAGAGGTTTGGCAGTAGACGTGATCTTTCCATCGCTGTCCTTTGACCAAAAATATAATCTGGAATCAGGGGGACTGTCCTCTATAATCTCCTTGATGTTCTTGGCATCTTTCTCAGCCTTCGACCATATATTCCAATTGCCCGGATGTTGGGTTCCTTCAGCATCTGTCCACGGCCTTCCCGGTCTTATTGTTTTATCTCCATATTTCCACATTTAGTCTCTCCTTAAATTTAAAATGCTGTAGAGGGAGTTGCCCCATCACCGCCAAATGGATATTCTGCAAAGGCCATAAATATGTAATTTCCCCCAGAGGCATTTACAAACATATCTGCTGTTCGCAACTTAAAACCATTCGCCAGAAAATCAAGTTCATCAGAACCTGTTGTTTCGGCTGCTGTCCTATTAACAATAAGCTGGTCATCAATTTCATTATAAGGACTTCTCTGACTATCATACATAACCCAGTCAGTCTCGCCACCGGGAGCGGTAGACGCATCTGTTCTTTTAATTAATATAAATGCAGGTTTAAAGCCTGTATAAACAAAAGTCCCATCAGCATCTCCATTTCCAGTATACTTAAAAAATTTACTGAAGCCTTCTATTCCGGCAAAGACATAACAGACATACAAAGAGTCCGCCTCGTTTATGTCATCATTTGTACCTATCGTAAATACTGTAGATGTTGGGGCTGTATCATTCCATGTAGTGGCATTATCATTCGCTGGTTGTGGTTCATTCATTGCTAGATAACCGTCTTCAGGGGCTGGGGAAGTTTTATTTCCGATACTATAAACATACCATTGTCCGCCCACACCATCTCCAGACCTTTCCCTGCATATTACAAAATCAGGAGCTACTCTTAACCCATGACCAATAGTAGCTGCTACTCCAGTTCCTGTATAAGTACCGATACTTATTCCAGCAGTAGTATTGACTGTTGTTGTAGTTGTATTGATTGTGCCATCTGTATTAGACGATCCAGCACCTCCTCCAGCTAACCACTGCCATGCTACGAAACTTTCAGTGTTGTCATTGTAGCCTCCTGCTCCAGTACCCAATCCAAATCCATCAG